CGGAAGGTAAAGGATTTGAACCTTTGACGGGTTGCCCTATGCTTGTTTTCAAAACAAGTGCAATAAACCAGACTCTGCCAACCTTCCTTTTGGGGTGAAACTGGGAATCGAACCCTTGCTTACTGGGTCACAGTCAGTCGTGCTGCCACTACACTAGAATCACCATTGTTTATTTACTACTTCAATCACCATCACTATCTTTTAATTCAATCTCAAGCAAGTTAGTGTGGAGTTCAAGCGTTAAATTGGAAGCCCGATCAATCTCTTCAACACGGATACCACGCATTTCATCATCAATTTCGCCATCTACTTTAATATCAAGTAATTTATCATAAAGTTCATTCGTCAAAGTTGACGCTTCATCAATCTTGTCAGCGTCTATTTGCTGTAATTCCTCATCCATAATTGAGGTTGCAGTGCCATTTTCGACAAAATACGCAGATACTCGTTTTGGGTCTATCCAAAGATGCTTAGGAATCAGTGCGTTCACTTCGTCTGGATATTTCTGACCCACTTGATACGCATAGAGATAATTATTCAATGCCGTCAAAATGTACGGGCTGTGCGTGGTGAGTAGCAAATGCTTAATTTCTCCATCAAGAAACATAAAACTATTATGTTTAGAGTTGAAAATCTTAGCAAGTTGAGCAACCCGTTCATTCTGAGCTATAGGGAATAATCCTCGTTCAGGCTCTTGCTCCACAATAACCTTATTGGCATATCCTGAATCTGCATTGATAAGTTTGCTACGAATTGCATCGCATAGAAGACGGTTTACATTGCCGTCGGGTCCAATAAACACCATCAAGTCAGTAATTTCAACTTCAGCACCATCATTTTCTAGTATAATTTTCATGATATTTTGAATTGGTGCGGGATGAGAGACTCGAACTCTCAGGATTTAGTTTCTAAAACTAACACGTATGCCAATTCCGTCAATCCCGCTAAGGCAGCATGTCGAGAACCATTATTGTCTCTTACCGCCCCCAGTGACACCAGCCACAAATGACTTTCACTCATAAAATTGACTTCACGGTAAATCAAAAAGTAGTGGGCTGTGCAACTGAACGGGTGATTGCCATCATTCCCTGTTGTAGTTCAGTTTTGCCGATTTCCAACCACCGCTTGTCTGTGGATTCCATTGCCTCAAGTTGAGCAACTAACTTGCCAATTTCTATTCCTTTTTCCTTAATGGAGTTGATAAGAGCAAGTTCCTCAGCGGTTAATTTTCGATACCCAGTAATAGGTTCACTCATAATAAATATCCCCTTGTAAAGTTAATTTTGTACAATGACTACGGCATCATCTATCTGACTTGGTTTATCGAATTTATTCATATTGGGTTGCATATTTCACCAAATTTTTAAATATTTTTTCGAGGGGGTACGTCCGCCATGAATCCTGCGAAAATCCCCCCATGCCTTTTTCCACACGGGCGGAAATGTTTTACGGAAAATGGCGGGCAGAATGTAATTGTTTCCTCTCAATTCCTCATCAATCAAGCCACATCTGGAACGGGCGGAGCGTTGGGCGGACAGCTTCCACAGTCCGATTGCCCTCGCCCGGTTGATGCTGCTGTCATTTCAGGACGCACGACGAGCGTGTACCGCTTCACGATCTTGTCAAACAACTCATTAATATCATTGGAATCGAATACAACATTAGATTCAATCACACCATTCTCACCTGCTTCCAAGCCTGCTAACTTTGCAAGCTCTGCAAACTTTGCAGCGTCATCCCAGCTATTCTCTGCCATATCAATCTCTTTATTGTAAATGACAAATCCTTTTGTCTTGGGTTGTCTAACTCTTCAATCTGTATCCAAACTACTTGACGATAACCCAGTCATCTGCCAGCATATCGGATTGTGAGGCAAGCCACGGGACAAAACTGTTATCCGCCGTTTTCATTCCAATCCAGGGTAGAAACGAAATTGAGTCATTAACTACGTCATTCACTGATTTTGGATGCTCAACACCATTTCCGCCGATACTGTAATTATGCGCAGCAATATACGATAAATACATACCCTTGCCATTCCAGCCTTTGCGAGCAATCTTGCGCCCATTCTTTAGCTCAGATAACGCTGCGCCAAACGACATAAGTTCTTCATTTAACGCTTCGCCATCTACTGTGATATCAGTCATATATTTAATCCTGTAATTCAAAAAACCCGCCATCGCTGACGGGAAAACGACATAAGTAGGCAATGCGTAAATCGGTAAAAACCACCTGAGAACCGTAGGACAGGTGGCGGTACGTCACTATAATCTACTTGTTGCACGCCAATCGTAATCAGCGCGCCCAACAATCCAGGGGGACAGTCTATTGTCCGCATATCTCAAGCAGTCTACGCTTCGGAATGGTCTAGCCATCTCTCCCGCTCGTGTCAATAAAATATGCGCTGTTGCAGTTCTTGCCTGCCAACGACTCACTGTCTAACCCGTCGTGCGATTATTATCTAACAACCGGCGACATTTGTCAAGCGTGCGCGCAATAATAAAATAAGTTTGCTTGCTTGTAACATGAGTATGTAGAAAACAATGTGCTACGCATTGTGGTTATCCAAATATTCAAGCGATTGATTTTATTCATGCACGACAGAACAGCAAAAAATAACCTTGTGCGTAGTAGTAGGTTGTAGCATCGTTTTAAACGCTCGTAACTTATTGATTTATAAACTGCGTAGAAAATCGTCTTCTTATATATAATAAAGACTATATATCAGTCTTAAAGATGACTGAATATAGTCTCTAATAAATATATGTGCAGTCAACACCACCGGCGCGCCATCATTGTGTTAAAATACGACCCAAGCGACCTTAGATTCTCGGTATTGATTGGAAATGCCTCAAATCGTTCCATACAAGCCCGTGACGGCATTATCTCATCAGACACGCCCAAATCTACCCTATTTCAATACAAGCCCAATTAGACCCCTTCCTGCTCATTCCAAACCACGCTTAAAATAATTTTCTTTTGATGCTTGACGCAATCAAGCTACTCTGTTAGAATTCCGTTTCATAGTCTAATTGAAAAGAAATAAGCACAGTAACTTGTTACTCATTAGTCCACAATTAGACACAAACGAACCGTAAGATTAAAGTAAAACAATAGTTTAGCCAACCAATAAAGAGAACGGCAATGACAACTAACAACAGCACCCTCGCAGTACAAGCCACGCAACCACGCAACAATATCATTACCTACATTGCAGGCGTGCCAGCAGCATTCGATATATACGCCATTAATGGCAACAAATCAACCCGCTATCAAGTTGACATCAACGCAACTGGTTATGAATTCCTGCACTGCTATCCATTTAAAACCTACAAAACTTTGAAGGGCTTGCTCAACTTTATCAATAAGTTGAGTCAATCTCACGAAGTTGTAGAGATTTATGTGAGTCCGTTTTACACTGATAAAGTCCCGTCTGAATGGGTTGAATCTGCACAATCTGTGACTGACTTCATAGACGGCAACGACTATATTGCTGATTGCCCTATGCTTGCTCATAAAGGAGAAGTCACTTTTCCAGTTTCGCGACATGGGAAGGGTCGGGTATTCAGTGATGCTGAAAATCGCAGCATGAACGTGTTCACCGTTACCTATAGTAAAGGCATTGCTATAGCAACAATGACACAGGATTATGGAATCGGCACTGGGAGTTACGCATTCGCAACCATCCGCGCAGATCAACCAGTTGAAACCGTTGAAATCACCACGCAAGGCGAAATCACAGAATCCGATGTGAACTTCACAGATGGCGAATGGGATATCACGCCAACTCCAGACGGTTCAGACGAACCAACGGACAGCGGCACGCCCACGCCAGCAAGCGAATCAACGCACACCACGCTCAAGAGTGCAGTCGCATTGCACTTCAACGCAGCACGCGCAACCAAATCGCAACAAGCCTACTATCTCGCTTTCTACCGCAAACTTGCAAAATGCAATTCTTGCACGCTAGAAATCTGCGGTGAGATGGTCACGATCACACGCCTCGAAAAAGGTGACTTCGCAGTTTCAGCACAATCACAGCCCGTCGCGCCACAACCAGAAATGCCAGCACCCGCTCCAGAATACAAGTCGTATATGGAAATGGTACGCAACGGAACGCCCAGCGAATGGGTTGAATGGATAAAACAACATCCGATCACCGAACGTGATTTTGCAACATTCAAGCGCGCTTGCGATTGGAAAACAATTAATCGGATTACCTATTATTCATTTGATGGTGTTGAAATATGCCACCATTTCGCAGGACATGATCTTAACAACGTTGCTTTAGGTGGTGCGTTTAATAAGTATATTGAAGGCAATGGCACGATTACACCTGATTGGCACACCATCATCGACGATATCGCAATCAGTGACTTCAACTTAATCGACTCAAGCGAATGGGCTAATCTCATCTCAGAAGCCGAGATCGCTTTTGATACCAAGATCGAAACCGAACGCAATGAGATCGCAATCGACGACTACAATACAGAACATGCCCTAGAACGCAACAGCACGCGCCGCACGCCACCATTTGAACTTTTAGCTACCAAAGCACCAGTTAAGCCGAAGAAGGCAACACGGGCTAGATTTGTGCAAATTACGCCTATGTTGTTTGACACGCCCAAAATCACAGCAAAGGACATCATTGCACACCAACTTGCAAAGCATGCATCATTGCAAGCACAAAGAAAAGCGCATGGCGACCGTTTACCACCAGCACCACTATTCGACAGAGGAATTTAAGATGAGCGAATGGCAAAGTTTCGCAACGCTACCTTACACAGGGCAGCAAATTATCGTGATACACGAGCAATCAAGCTCGAAAGAATGTGGTGTATTCGTAGAAATAGAAAATCAACGCTACATTGCAGTTGCGAGATTCAGTGATGAAGGAATAGGCTTTAAACTAGCAGTGCATTCAATTCCATTGAGATTCTTTACCCACTGGAAAGAAGTATAAGGCTACATGCCACGCTCTTTAACAAAATGACACAAAAAGAAATTATGTATAGCCTACTCACTACAAAAGAGTAGGTTACAGCATGATTTTTTAACTATACAGCGAAATAAGGAGAAACACAATGGCTTTGTCAACTTTCATCATTCCTCCCTCCCGCGTAACAAGAACGCTGGTCTATGTACCAGTCACACAGAAGACAGGAAATCTTCTTGAGCCTAAGTATCAAATTGGATTGATTAATTGTAGTCTGGAATCAAGCAGCATCAATGTCCAACACGTTTGTGAGAAGTGCCCGCTGAACAAAAAAGAGGTATGCACAGCAAAACCCGGCGATATTTGTTATTGGGGCAGACATGTTACCTACGGAGAACTTTCCGATGAACAACGCGAGTCCGTAGATCGGACAGTTTATTTGAAGATTGCATCTGAGTAGAATTAATCCCGTAGTCAATTCAGTTGTTAGGAATTTCCGAATAACTGCACAATCAAGTTGTCAAATATTCTTTGATAACTGAGTTGATTATAGGGGATTAAATTTTAACTCACTGGAGAAAACACATGAGATTCACAAAAATACAAGGCGTGCTGGTCAATTTGGAAAAAGTTGCCGAGATTACCACAGAGAATAGCCACAAGTTCTTTGAAGTGCATTACGACAGCGGCAAAATCACCAAGTTCGCATTCGATAGCACTGAATTGCGTGATGCCGAGTTCGATAGACTCGAAAAACTGATTTACGAAATCCAATAGGGGGAAGCATGGCTACTGAATTTACAACACAAGAAATCTGCGATCAAATGAGTGCAACGTTCGACAGTTTGAACGAAGTGATCATGAAAATCAATGATACGCTCAAGCAGTATAACGAAATGATGGCGAACGGGGAAGCTGAAGAAGTAAAACTCGACGGGAACGGTGACGAATACGCTGAAGATGAGGAATACGCTGAAGATGAGGAATACGCTGAAGATGAGGAATACGCTGAAGATGAGGAATACATTCCTGATTTAGATGACGACTTTCAAGCGCGCCACTTTCACCCGCATGATGATCACAATTATCAGTATTTTGCATAGTGCCTTGCGATAGCATACTTTCGAGCGTGCTATCTCGACATCACTACAACGAAGGGGAAAATCATGGCTTATCATGCTTATCATAGAAAAATACTTAACAATACATCGCTTAAGATTGTCGCAATCATCAACTCGATCCAGAGACAGTCTAGCTTGCCGCAAGAACTCGTCAAGCCAATAAGTGGAATATGGCTTGGGAAGCCAGTATATGCTTCGCAGTGGGCTGGGATTGGCAAAATCAACTCGTTTGTCCCCTACCTCGCAGGCAAGGGCGATTCGATTGCATTTGATTACAGCAGTAAGCCAATCACATCTAAATTCGCTATCGAATACTTGTTGGGGTGCAATCACAACGAATTAGTGATTTTGCCTATGCTTCAGTCTGACGATGATTTGCAGAGCATTTTCCCTCTGCTTGCGGAATTAATGTTCCATACGAATGAAATTGATGTTTCTGATGACAACTTCAGAGCATGGTTGATCGGCAACCGACCGAAGGTGGGCGGGTTAGAATCATTGCCGAGCTTTCATACATGGCAGATCGGCGACGCATGGAAGATCGGCAAACGTCCTAAGGTGAACAAGGAAAAGATGGATATGCACGAAGACAGCACGAACAGAAAGATATTTAAGTTTCTCCAATTGAAGGAACACGCTGGCAAGGTGAGAATCGAAGGGGAAATGGCGCAGGTGTTGTTTAAAGACCTAGTTGATATTGCCCAAAGCATTTGTTTTGCACACAGCATAGGCGAGGGAGACAATCCCAAATTCATAGTTGAGACTGACGAGGCAGTCCTGTCCTTAGTCAACAACCTGATCAATTCAGCAAAGCCAGCACCAAAGCCAACTATTTTTGAACGGGTCGGGGCAGATGAGATCAACAATATGCCGAGAGAATATGAGGAGTGCCGCACTCGATTAGTGCCGAGATGGGTTGACTCATGTATTTTTGTTCCTGTCACTGACGATGTTGCTGAAAAATGCTTCGGAAAGCCCAGCGTTGAAAGTAGCGAAGGCAATATGTGGTTCTTCAAGGTGGATGGAGTTTTGTGCAAAGCCTTTGGCAGGGGTCAACTATCAATAGTTGTGTCTCGCAGACCTTTTGCTGAAGTACGGAAGGCACTTGATCGCATACTTGATGTGGTGAACGAGGAAATGAATGGAAAGAAATGAAAAAAGAAACGTCCGCCGCAAAGCGGTCAATCCACTAGAAGTCAGGGAGCGAACGGCAAGGGCAATTGATGACGCACTCAAAGCTGTCGTGATAACTTTAGGCTGTGGGAAACATCTGCACCAATTGGTGCAAGACAATAACTTTATCACAGCCGACAATGTTGAGCCATTTATGCTACTCGTAGCCAAAAACTTAGTTGACGCGTTTGAGCAAGACATTAAGTTTTTGGCGAGAAGGCGAAAAAAAAATGGCTCGTTAGACGCTCAGTTTATTGATCTCTCACCTGATAGCACACTGAGAACGGCTTGTCTAAACCGAACCTTGCTTGCATTAAGATTCGGAGAGAATTATAAGGGGAAGTTGACCCAAGAAAAGTGGCGCAAGGATGAGCCACCCGAATCATTCTTAAATTTGCAATGGAATTTAAATAACCCAAAAAATGCCCTGCTCAAAAAGAAAATGATAAGGGCAACAAGACAAAACGGAGAGAAAGATGATAAACCTGAATGAGATGTTGAAACAAGCCTACCCCGACAGCACGCATAGCTACGAAATTAGCGCAAGCAAGTTGAAGTCAATGGGAGATGTGAGATTCTCGCGCCCCATGGAGGATCGGCATAGTCTTGACGAGTACATGATCGACATGCTAGACGAGAAAGGGAATCCCATCGTCGAAAAGGAAAAAGATGTTTACTTGCTAGGGAAAAGCATTGAAGAATTGTTGGTAGGTGGTGATCGCACATGGGCAATGCAGCCTGCCTATAAGAAGAAGTTCAATAAGATAAAACGGCGGTTGCCGAAATACCACAAGCCCGTATTCGATATGCTGCAACATTGCGACACCTTGCACAATCCGTTCTTTCAAGCTGATTTTATGGTTGAAACGGACGCGGTGCATCTCACAGCAAAGCTATGCGGTGAATTAGACTTTGTGGTGATGTCAAGCGCAGTAAAACAATATTTACCGGGCTTACTCACTCAAGAAGAAAAGCACGGGCGAGTCTTGATTGAATTGAAATCAACCAGTTCAATGAAATACTGGTATTCAGACATAGACCGTTACCAGTATTTGGTTCAACTTGCGATTTATAAACATTTACTCGCAGAGAACGGATTGCCAGTTGACGAAGTGTTTATCTTATTTGTGGACACTGCCAATTTTGGCAACATCAAGTTTGTAAGCATTCCTGAGTTAGGGATAGGGACGGACGTTATCGAGGCAAAACTTCTACAACTGCACGCCGCCCTGAACGCGTCACCGATTTACACGCCGGATCAATACCGTCTGAAGGAAGCGGTTGACGAAGTTGACGACAGCATATTCGATTTAAGCGATTTTGATTACGGGAAGGAGTAGAAATCATGGACTTTGACTTTGATAACAAGTTACCACTGGAAAATGTGGACTACCAGAAAAAGGAAATGAGATATATCCTTGCTGATGATAAAAAACTTATACCTGATTTTATCTCTCCTGATTGTTGGCTGGATGCGAGTAAGGTTTACGGAGAGTATATCGGTCGTCATAAACAGAGAATGTTTAACAGAGCCTCAGCACTCAGGGGCAGCGATGTTAGTTTGTATGAGTTTAACAATTGGTTTAATTCAAATTCCTACGTTTTCGCTATAGTTTGGCTTGACGCATGGGTGAGTTGCAGGGCTTACAGCATCGAACAGGATGACTAAGGCGAACCAACAACGATTTCCCGCCGCCGGAGTTATCCCAACTCTCAAAAATGCTTACACATGCTTTAGGTGGCGGGTTTTAATTTTCAACCACGACGGGGTAGTGATATGAATTACAGTTCTGACAGTTCATTCGGCATGTCAATAATGATGTTTGTGGTAGTAGTGGTGATTGGTCCAGTCGCATTAATCTGGTCATTAAACACGTTATTCCACACCATGATCTCTTATGGGCAAGAAGAATATTTAGCTGCGCTAGTCTTAATGGTTTTAACAAGGAAGCTCCGTTAATTAGACCCACGCTAAAACATCTTCACACGGACGTGAGGGTGTTTTGTCGTACCATCTAAAGAGGAAGTGATATGAGTAGCGAAATGCAGCAAGTCCCTCAGTGGGCAAAAAGAATTACGCATAAGGAGTTTTTGCCGAAGGTTTACAAAGCGGCGTGCGGTGTGTTCCCAGAAAAACAGGCGAAAGAATATACTAACAGGCTTTTGTACGTGACAGGGAAAATTGTGAATAGCACCCCGTCACTGTTGAAAATAGCGAGCGCAGATGGTGGGGAGTCACTCGCAGATTCGATGACGTTTACCGCGATGAGGGGATTGCAGGCAGACCCGATATTCCGTGAAGCGTGGTACATTCCTTATGGTAACAAGATAACCGTTCAGGTAGGAAGTCAGGGTTGGTTGGCATTTGTGCAGCGGCAGTGGGGAATCACTTCATTGAAGAAAGTTCCCATCTATGAATATGATGTTGATAATGACACCATTCAGTACGAAGTAGTGAACAATCAAACGGTGTTCGCTCATAACATCAAAAAAACACTGTTCTTGCCTCTAGAAAAACGGGGTAAAATAGTGGGCGTGTACGTTGTCATGGTGGTGAAAGGCATCGGAACGTTGGTAGAAGTAGGGATGCTGCATGATATGTTTGAATCTGCGCGCAAGGCGAAGGGTGCGAATGCCAACATGAAGTTTTGGATAGACCATCCGGGTGAAATGATGGCTAAGACAGTCATTAGAAAGATGTGCCAAATGCTAGCGAATAATGGCACTCAATGCGCTGATTGGGCATTAGACCACGATACACTTGAAACAACTTGCGTTAAAGAAACAGCTTGCGTTAGAGTTGATATAAATGAAGGGGATGGAAAAATCCCAGATATGCTACAGTTAGATGACGCTTGCCTAATCCCTGAAGATTACCTACCACAAGGAGACGACAGTGAACCCGTATTACATGATTAACAAAGACGTTGATTTACTGGACAGTCATGATCTACCTGAAATGCAGATGTATATTCTGTTCCTGAAGTATCTGCGCAGAATGGGCGAAAAAGAGGGCGTGACACCCGCGGAAGATTGGGAAAAGGTGAAAGACCTCATGGCACGGGTAAAAAACCATATCTCTTTCCACGCAAGGGGTGTAAAGCCGTCAGAAATAACAGTTGAGTTTTTCTCGCCAGAAGTGAAACGGTTGTTTCATGCCGTTTATGGCAATGGCAGCGCAACGTGGACAAAAGAGTGGTTAGACACGTTTGAGTCTGTCAAGGATGAGATAGACCGCCAAGTAGAGAACGAACGCCCTGTGTGCCAATTTGCGGCTATAAGCGGCAAGCGTTGCGATAACTGCCGATGTCCCGATCCCCCGTTAAGCGAACAAGGTGGTGAGATAGCCCCCCTAACAAAAGAGAATTACCTCAGTTACTTGACAAGGAAAGGAAACGAAGGGAAAGGATATGATTTCAATGATTTCAGTCTCGGCGTAGGTGACGCAGAACCAATTGCCCTTCTGCGCCAAGCGTGGATTGACAGCCCCAACGAAAACATGCAACAACAGTTATTTGCCGAAATAAATCTGATTGGGGATTTATTATTGGTGATGAATAAGGCGAGGGGAAAACCATCATCTGATGATGTCGATACCATCATTAGTAAATTATGCGCTCTATCTATGAGGATGCGTCGCGCCGCTGAAATGCAACCTGCATCAAATGAGAAAGTATTACTCGTAATTGATGAGGTAACAAAGATTATCCGTAGTAAGTTGGGCGAAGCAATTGAGTTGCTTGCTGAAATCAGAGAAACCGAGAGGAAGTTATGAAAACGTTAATGTTACTCACGATTGTAGGCGAAGGTGAACACCGTTGTCGCATTTTTGACGGTGATTTGAGCAGGTTCGACGGGGCGCAGATCGGAATGAACGAACTTGGAAATGAAATATACCCCCTTATTTTTGGTGAGGACGACTATATTCACGATGACTGGACAGAAGATAACAAAGAATTAACCGCACTGATCAACGCGAAGGAGTGGGATATTATGATTTTTGTGGAAGATTATTCGTAATTGAAAGACTCAAGCCCTTTCACGGATGAGAGGGTTTTGGTGTTAAACCTACGAAGGAGTGAGAAATGGCACAGTGGTTAAAACATGAACTTCGATAAAGACCAGATTCTACAAAACCTAGAAGATGTCTGTCGCAGGCTTTTTCCAAACGGTAAGAAAGTTGGCAAACACTACCAGATAGGCAGCGTATCAGGCGAGACAGGGCAAAGTCTCAAGATCACCGTGACAGGCTCAAGCGGTAATCCGCGCGGTTCAATCCGAGACTTTACTACAGATGAACGCTTTGACATCATTAGCTTATGGCAACAACATAACAGCTTTGCCACGCCACTTGAGGCATTTAAGAATATATATTATCAAATGGGATGGGGAGACCCGCCCGGCTTAATGCTCGAGGACAGCGAACGGGACAAGTCGTTTCCAACATTGGACGCACTGATTAAAGCCGCTGTGAATGGAGTACGCCAAAAATTCTCAGATGCAACATTGGGGGGGTATTGGAAATTTGAAGGCGAGGAAGGGATTCCGCTATGGGAGATTAGAGTCAACACCGGCGCAGAGAAGCCCAAAAAGGTATTTAGACTTGCGAGCAAAATTGAAAATCAGTTTTTCATGAAATTGCCGCTTTTGTCCAAAAGACCACTATTTAATCATAGCGAAATAAAGAAAAGTGACAAAATTGTTGTGATGTGCGAAGGGGCAAGGAAAACCGATTTTGCACCGAAATGTTTTAAACCAGACAAGTATATTGTAACCTCATGTTTTCATGGTGCGTTGGGTCGTTTAGAGCATACCGACTTCAGTCCGTTAAACGGTAAAGAGGTGATGGTTCTCGCTGATGGGGATGATACCGACCCAAAGAAAGCTAACGATAGCGCAATAAAGCTAAAGAAGTTTTTGCTCGACGCAGGTGCGCGCAAAGTTTCGATCTGGTATCCACCCAAAACCGGTAAATACGACATTGCCGATTGGATTGAGGAAACGATCCCGCCCACGCTTGAAAAGTTTTTTGAAGAATGGAAATGCGTTGAAGAAGATGAAGAAGATTTATCTGAAGTAGAAGAATCGTTTGATTGGGACGTGCTACATAGACTTGAATTAGAAAAGAAAAATGGACTACCAAAACACCAATGGATAATTCCAAATGTAGTGCCAGCCGGGATCGGGATTGTTCAAGCGGCGACGAATGTGGGGAAAACATTCATTAGCTTATCGTTGGCAATTCATGCCGCAATCGGCAGAGAGTTCTCAGGGAAGCCATTTAAGCCATTGAAGACACTTATCATTCTAGGCGAAGACGGCAAAACATCGTTGTCATACAGATTAGCGGCGATTACTGAGAGTTTTCAGTTTCAGTACCCCGCAATAAGCGATTGCAGAAATTTCGTGCCTGCCATTAAACCTAAGTGGGAATTGTTAGAATTAGATGGTAGAAAATGGAAAATTACCGATGCCGCCAATAAGTTACTGAAGTCCGTAAAACGACATCAGTTTGAGTTCATTGTAATCGACAATCTGTTTTCATTGGGCGGGGCAGACCCAAATGACGCGCCTGCTATGAGAGTGTTGTTCAAATATCTAATCGCATTAGAGGAAGCGTTGAAGGAAGCGAATGGACATGAATGTGTGGGCGTGTTGTTAGTCCACCACTTCAAAAAAGGGCAGACTTCTAAGTTTGCTGAAAAAGGGATTGAGCAGGGATCGGGTTCAAGTGTCATTGGCAACGCGCCGCGGTTCGCTTTTAACTTGGAACGTGTTGACAATAAAAAGGCTAAGGATGAATTGGGGATTACTGAAGCAGGGAAGTATGTATCACTGAAATTAGTGAAGGCAAGCGATCACCCAATTTCTGCGACGCACGTGTTCAAAGGGACTTACGTTCAGGAATATAACGCTTTCTGTTATGCTTTTAAAAAGACAGTCCGCATTGAGCATGGGGAAAAAGAAACTGAAGAACTGACTGAAGAAATTCTGATTGCGAAGCTGAGAGAGTTGAATATTACTAAGCCTAACGCTCAGTCAACCTTAGTAAGGAAACTGAACGCAGCGAAGGCAGGCACGCAAGCAGAAATTACTGATTTATTGGATGAAATGCTTGAGAAAGGGATTTTAACTAAAAACGCTGAAGGGCAGATTTTGCCATTGAGCGAGACAAACAACGGCTACGAGCCACCACAAAGTCATACATTTGGCTATCACGATGATTTATGACAGATAAACCACTGTTTTACGAAGCCCCTGTTGATTTTACAATGACAAACAGGGCAAAGAAGCCAGAGAAGCCGCGCAGCAAGCAACCAACCGAAGCCGAAGTGCAGGCACAGGTATGTCATTATTTGAAACTGCAATATCCACACGTAATTTTCGCTTCAGATTTGTCTGGAGTGAGATTGCCATATGGTCTTGCCAATAAAATTGCCCCATTGAAAAGCGGTCGCGCCATGCCAGACATGACTATTTACGAAATGCAGCATGGGTACGGTGCGTTAGCGATTGAACTCAAACGACCGGGCGCAAGAGTTTTTTATGTAAAATCGCATGAACCCGCGAATGAGCATGTCGCAGAGCAAATCGCTGTACTAGAATTATTGCGTGTAAAAGGCTACTGCGCGGAAATGGTGCGAGGCTTCGATAACGCAAAATTAGTAATCGACTGGTATTTGAAGTCAGAAACACCCAATGTACTGATTGGTTGCCCAATCAGCGGCTTAAACAAACTCATGAAGTAGAAATGGAAACATATAGCTGGACTTATGCGTTCGCAGAATTCATGCTTTACTTTTGTTTTTTAACGACTCTTTATTGTGCGCTCGGACTCTATTTTTTGCTTTCGATCTACAGCGGCATCAAGAAGAGAGAATGGCTTGACAAAACGTTTAAGTAAATCGTATTGCAGTTACTTCAACCAACGGAGTAGAAATGGAAACACCAATTAGAGGACATTGCATCAAAGCGGTGCTGACAGCAGGAAAAGGAGATAAGCCCCAAAAACTGACAGTCACATTGTCAGTCGCATTACCAGACTACGGCGCACAATTAGCCCGTCTCAAAGCGGGAATGCCGTATCAGTTGAATGGCATAAACCCATCCGGTGTAAATGCCAAAGCAAGTGTAGAAATCACTCTTGCAATCAAGAAATCAACGGAAGCTGAGTTAGTGGTGACAACGATGGATTGCCATTTCATTGAAGAAATGATGGGCGGGGAAATTAGCAGTTTAATGGATAGCTCTGAACGTTACAAGGAAGCATCCAAAATATATCAATTAGATGAGGAGTGGAATCTGCGTTTTGACGATGGGCAGAATGAATTGCCTTTTAAGGATTATGACGATGCCAGAACTACTCAAGCCTAACCAATTTTGTGCGATGTGCCAACACTGCCAACCTTTAGTAATGCCGCTCATCAAGTGTGGCAGGGACGGGAAACGTCGCGAATTTAACGATGTATGTAGTAATGGCTTCTTTGAAAACAAGAACAACCGGAGAAAGGAAAATGACCAAACCCGATCTTAGAGACATCGACAATCGCATTGATCAATGGCATAAGTCAGACAGCAAACTGGAACTTCATGAATATCTTGGCATGACGCAAGATGAGTATGTTTCATGGGTTATCAATCCTAATTTTTTTGATGAGACAACGCAACATGAGGAGTGAGAATGAAAATTGTAAATGCCTACGAACTCACTAGTCATGTTGTTACAATGAAAGAGGATGACGGGGACGAAACGATTTTGCTGAGATACACCCATGATAACCGGCATGTTCGCATGGGCGACTCATGGGAAATGGATATGTTCGACAAAAGTGAAATGGCTGAATTTGAAAAGCTGTTTGTTGAGTGGCAAAAAACATCTGGACAGCAGTAAAACCACGAAGGCGGGATTCCCTAGATTCTCGCCTTTTTCGCGTTTACATACCAGTGAAAAACGGATTGATCATGATTTCTTTCTCAGGGGCAGGCACAAGAGGAGCAGGCTTTACCACAGGCATACTCGGATGAATGGGTGGATTAGATTGACTAATTTTAACCGCTACTAGGATTGTTTCTAATTTAACCTTGCGTGCAAGTAAAAAAGACACTAATTGACTGCTATTGTCTGCAATCTCTTGTGGCGTGAGATGCGTCAAGCCTGCTATTTCATTAATTTGTTGTGGAGTCATTCTTTCACCAGTAAATGGTCAATTAATTCTTGATTCTTTTTGATAAACCATTGCAAATAAGAGCTTTGATGATGATGGTTTGACCATAATTTCGTAATTTGAAACGCAGTTGAGTTATCCCAGCATTCGCTATAGTCATCAATCAGTGCGTTCAGCACGTTAATATCTCGCACATATTTATGATTTTTCTCAATATCAAGCAAGGTCTGTTGACTAATCCCATGACGAATCGCAGTCTCAAGCGGTGCGTACCTCATGCGAATTTCGCGACCTATCACGCCGTGTTGCAAGTTTCTAATATAGGGATTGACAATTTGCAGTTCAAAGATTTCATCTTCACAAAATTCAACCGCAGACATGAATAAATCTCTCAAGTGTGTGGTAAAAATCTGACTTTTGTGATCATGCAGCGTCACTGCCATGCAAGTAAGTCGCACCCATTTTAAATAACGGTAATTTTTGACTAAATGCAAGCTCAGGGGATTTTCGAGTTGCAAATCAAACGATCCATAACTGACATTACCCATTGGAATCCCTCCTCACGTAATTTGTAAAATTATAAGTTTTGGGTTGGCTAAGTATCGAATTAAAATTGAGTTTTTGACCACCATCTCCAAAAAACACACCACGTTTCATCAATAAGTCTTCTAACTCGTCATAAGCAGTTTTTTCATCGGCTATCTGCTTGTCTTCACCCCAAAAAGCATTTTGAGAACTGAAGAAAGCAACACCAATTGCCAGCGCATCAACCAAGTCATCGTGAGCTAAGGCTTCTCTTTTCTTCACGATTCGCGTGTACTGGTAAAACAACTGATGTAGCAAATCTCGCTGTGAGTCTTCAATAATCACGGCTTTATCGACAACGATTTTGTGACGATTGGCAGCCAATTCAAGCGATTGAATAATACGTTCTTCTTTTCGAGTCGTTGACCACTCAGAATCTTCAAGGGTGCAGGGGTGGATTCGCATCAACGTAGGGGCAAAATGATCTTTCCACATACCGTCGCCAAAGTTGGGCTCGACAACAATATGGTTTACCCGGTAGTCTCTCGCCATTAACGCAAGCAATTCAAATGTTTGAGTGGTATATCCGCCTGACAATGATCCCGCTTTCACTAAAAATACTTTACCACGACTGAGATATAAAATCACATACGCGGTTTTATCTTTACCGCGACCACTTGGGTCGATAGCCATCAATCTTTTGGTGAATGGCACTGTCTTTGCCGATTGTGGCGTTCTCGCATTAACCCAAAAATCCCGCTTAAATCCCAACACCGGCAACATCCCATCCCGATTCGTTTCATCCCACTCATACCACTCGTCAGCGGCTTCAATGTCTATCTTTGCTACCATCAAATCAGATAAACGCAATGGATAGATATTACTGTCCGTTTGCGACGTATCCAACATATATTCCAGCATGAACGAGCTGGCAGATATCCGCTTTTCCTCAGCCAATACTTTTTCTGTAAATCTAGGATCGTAGGCTGTCCATTCAGGCACGCCCTGCTCAATCAAATCTTTGACGTAACAGCCCAACCGATGACCATAAAACGCAATCTGATCTGAGGTTGGGATACGCACCGGGAAAATTCTGATATCACACTTAAAATTCCCGTCTGGCGCAGTCAGTTCTTCAGTGTAAATTGAGGATGGGCGCGCTGGTGTACCCAAGAAAACGATAGTGCCATTCGGCATCAACTGATTCCAAAACTCTTCAATTTGCTTGACGAGGGCAGATCGCAATCTCTCTGTCGCAGTATTCTTATCGGTTTCAATATCATCGACTAAGATGAAGTCAGCACGCTTACCACGCGTTTGACCGCCAATACCCAAAGCCAATATTGAAGGCTGTACCGCCGCCTGCGCTGCACTGACATTCATACCCCCCGTAACGCTGTTCAATTGTCCGGGTTTAGGCATGAGCGGCTTTAATTCGGGCACCGTCTGAATGACTATTCGCAAGAACTCCATAATTTGCTTTGCGAAGGTAGTGCCAGACGATGCAATCAAGACTTTAAACTGTGGATTCCAATACAACAACCACGCGGCGAAGGCAGCCGTAATTAACGTTTTGCCCACGCCCCGCCAAGACATCACGATTTTGTACTTTACTTCAGACGAAATTTGATAATCGGAATCATCAAAAGGGGAACGCACGATCCGACCATCCTTGTCTTTATCCCATAGCCCACCCTGAAGATAATTGGCTATATCAAGATGCGATTCAGAGGGAACGAAGCCCAACGCATTGAAAAACATCTTGAGAAACTCTCGGAAGTCTCGATAGCGCGGATTGCCTTTATGAGTACGATTCGCAGGCTTTTTGGTTAAGCTCGGATAAAGCATCACACCATCAGGCAATCCCTCATCCGCGTTGACAGCAACGACAGGCAAGTCATTCTCTTTAATAACTCGCTGTGTCATATACGATGGGCTGTCAGTTCGCTTCTTCGCCATTAGATGCTCGCAAAAGTTCCGTTATGGTAGTACGCAGATGCAGCAGAAATCACATAATGTCGCGTTGCTGAAAATGAAAATACTATCATGCCAGTTTTTGATGCTTGCTCAGGGTAGGCATTCGCAGGCATTGATCGGGTATTCGTTGCACTTTCTGGTAGTCCGGGATCGACATTTTTCATGAGTCCAAATGTGATTTTGCCCCCCAGCGTCCCGTCAGGCACATTGATGGTTCTCGCAATCAGATTATTGCTAGCGTCAACCCCCAACCCTTCTGCGCGCAATGCTCCATAAGCAAACTGCACATTTCTGAGGTCAACCCCCATCAATGCGTTTGCCCGTGTGCCATCTGAGTGTTTTGTAGCGGTAAAATATGAACCAATCACCGCGTCACGTTTATCATTGTTTACAACAATCCCATTACGCCACCGCCCATCAATATGATCGGGATGCCGTTGAATTGCAATAATTTGCGCTGCGTCACCGTTGATAAACCGACCCGATCCACTGAACACATGACCACGCTGTTTATCCGACGGCAAGGGCAGTTTTTCATCATACCAGTTGAGAAATATTCGGGTATAAAAAATATTCTCAGTGCCATTCGGATTGAGTGGCTGTAACGATGGGAAATTGGGAACGCTTTTTGGGTCGTCAAATGCCGCTGGAGTCGCACCCGGCACATAATACGGATTCACCTCGCCACTCTCAAATCTTTGAATTGAGCTTGCACTGTCAGCGCGCTGTGGATATTTTGCCGGTTCAAGTGAAATCCAAAATTGATTTAATGGAATCCCATTTTGAATCGCTAAGTGACTCAATCGCATTCGATGGGTAATTTGACCGGCTTGCGGAAATGCCCAGCGCGCCGCATCTGACCACGTATTCTTACCAGAAACTACGCTGTTATGAGAGAACGGATTCATCTCATAATTGAATGAATTGGTTTCATGAGCAACTGTTCCGCCTGCCAGTGGGTCGCGACACCAGCCAACCGACAGCCCGCCGTGTGCACTGGTATTTTTGCCGGCTGCAATCCCAATGGAAACCGCGCCGACCACCGCCGAGCCAATTTGCAGACCGCCAAATTCTGACATGGCAGGCGATCCATTCGTCGCAATGCTTTCAAAAAATGCTTGGGTACTTACGCCACCAACAATCGCATTGTCTTTTTCATCGCGGTAAACAACGGATTGACCAAAGGCACTTGAAGAATTGTACCCACCTTTGTAGTTGTACACGATGCCGGGCACCATCCATTGCCCATTAAAGTTTGCACCCGGATGGTCAACATCACCGTGAAATCCTCTGCTACCGGTATCGTATAAACCAACCGTTCCGTCAACACGGGGTGAGTTAAAAATTCCGCTCATAGTTTTTCTCCTAAATTCCTACAGGGAACGGTTTAAACCAGTAGGTTCTAATTGTGACAGTACCACTCAAAAACTCAGTCGCGCCTAGCCCACTTGGCACGAATACCAATTTTGGATTACTTCCCAAAGGCAGTTCAAAAGATTTCGATAACCGGTCAGTGGCATTCGTTCCCAATAAAGTATCCACGCCACTGATTTGAATAAAAACATCAAACGTGTTGGGTCCGTCAGTGACAACCGGTGTAGTGATGCCCATTGCGAACCCGTGAAACGTGGAGTTATCGCTTAATTCATGTTCAACTGTCGCGCCGGTCATCGTTAAATTTGTCAATTCCTGACGATAAGGACTTGTACTTGGGGGTGGCGGTTGTGCCAATTGATCTTGAATCGCCTGCTCATAATCGGATTTAAATTGTTCTTCCATCTCAACAGTGAAGGCAAGGGCAGTTGCTTGTGTCCACGGCTCCATGGTCACAGGATGGTGTGGCGAGAAAAATTCAGTTCCCCACCATCGACGCTCAACCCGCCCATCGTACATGATACGAATTTCTGGTGCTGTCATGTTTGTTTCCCCATCATTTTGAGCAACTGCACCAACAGGTTGATCGCACTCGACACTGTGGGATGAGTTGATTTTCTGACGATTTCAGTGGCTTGTTTAACCACCCATTCTTTCTTTTGCATCGAATTGAGATCAGTACGCTTGCCAGCGGCTAAAATCAATTCAATCAGTTCAAGTTGTTGTTCTTTTGGCAGTATCCCATCAATCGTGCTTTGCAGTTTACGCAGCGCACTGAAGAGGGATAGAAACCAATTTATGAAACTGTCGAACATAGTGTTTATGGTATCCACGGCGTTGACGGAGGTGTGAAATTAGCGGTGTAAACAGGACTCCCGATAATAAATCTAATCTCGGCAAAATAATTGCTGCCTACAGTAGTGCTTCCAATAAGAAGGGGTTGTGAGGAAGATGCCGCCTGGCTGCTAGCCGCCGATGGTCCAAATACTAAAACACCATCCTTAAATCTACGCTGCCTATAAAGATAATCACGTGTTATTGCCAAATGATGCCAAGACGAGTCAACCGCCAGCGGGCAATCCCCAGATACAACGCTTGCATTGCCGCCATACCAGTTGCCATTGGAATGCGACCATGAGGAAAAAACAGATGAGTTGCTATCCGAACCATTGTCTAAACCACGGTTAAATAACACATTTGCGCTGCTGTTAGTTTTGTTTCTGTAATACATCTCAATACAAAACGGCTGCCCAGCCTCGATATTTAAGTCGGCAACATCCGTTATTTTCAAAAAACCATTAGTACGAAGTATTACCGGCTTTCCAAATAGAGTGACTTCGTTAGTCCATACGGCAGCAGAAGAAGTGATAGTGTGATTTTTAGCAGAATCTATGAAGGTGCTTGAATTTACTGCGCCGGACTGACTAATCAGTAATGCTACCCCGGAACATGTTGGATTCCAACTAGGCGCATCCGCACATTCCCATCCATAATTTGATAAAGAAAAAGTCATGATTTATTCTCCTAAGCTCTGATTCCGGTGTTCCAACCGACATTATCGCCACCGATTGTACCCACAAACTTAATCAGGTGCGTTCCGTTTTTGATGAGTGTACCGTTATCCGTAACTTGCTCAATATTTTGACCGTTGCGATCAAGTGTCACGATATTGGTTGCACTCGCGCCAAATAAGCGAAGGAAAAAATAATCTTCACCAGTGGGTGAGCTAGGCAAGGTGATTGTGGCGGGTCCGGTCAACACCAAATTGTAATAATGATCTTTTACCGCAGTAAACGAACCCGTTTTCTTCTCATACGTGGGTGGCGCAGCCGTTGGAATGTCGCCCCATTTACTATTTGTTCCAGAAACAGTGTTATCAAACATCAACACCTTGCCATTCACGCCGCCAGAAGTAGGCACATGGCGAGTTTGTTCGTCTTGCGTCAGTGCGCTATGAGCATGGGTGTGGGGTCCGGGAGGTAAAGCCGTTGGAAAGGCTCTAAATGTGCCAGTACCGTCCAAATAATCGGCAGGAGTGGTCAGCCCAGGCAGATGCCGCAAATTTTCATCATCTATGATTGTGCTGTGGGCATGGTTATGATTATTGAAAGCAGTTTGCAAATTGCCAAGATTGGTATTTGTTGTGCCAAGATCAGCAGTTGATGCTTTCTCAGCGTCAAGCTCATTCAGCGCACCACCCACTGTTGAAGCGGCAATATTTCCACTAGGCACATGAGAAATTTGCGTTGAATTGTAGTCGCCAGCAGAGGCTACAACCGCGCCGGGGCGACCAAAAACTGTCGTAACACTATTAGATACGGTCATCTGTTGCCAAATAGTGCCGTTGTAAATCACGATATCGTTGACAGCAAACGTGATATTGCCACTACCTAAATTCTGCGTACCCGCTGAACTCACATAATAAAAATTGGCAGCCGTACCCGTCCCATCTGCTAAGGCAGGTGTATTTGACGCTGCATTCCAAAAACCCTTGTACTTATCAGTACCAACGACCGAAGCCAAGATGCCGCCAACCGTTGTTTTACGATGTGTGCCTGTTTCAACATCCAATATAGCAACAACGTCTGCATTATCTAACACAGGGACGGCAGGCAGCGCAGCAAAATCAAGCTGGATGGTTCGGCTTGCAGTTAAGTTGCCGCCACCCGTCAGACCCGCACCCGTATTAATCGCAATTATTTTATCTGCTTTCTCAACATCGAGTTCAGCAACAGCGGCTTGCGTGTTGTTACTTCCAATGCCGCCTACCGGGGTGAATGGGATTTGCGAAGCTGTGGGCAATGCAGAGACCGGCAAGGGGAGAAGCGTACCCGCACCACTGACATAATGCGTGGTATTGCCATTCAGCGCAGGCAAATGTCTTTGTGGCTCATCATTGTTTAACGTGCTGTGTCGAATCGGAACGGCAGTTGTGCCATTGGTAATATTGGTGACAATAGTTGTGAGTGCATTGAGGGCAGCAACACTCGCTTTTTCAGTGGATAGCTCACCAATAGCGGCTTGTAGATCGGTTGCTGCAACGTCGCCTGTTGGCGTGACTCCAATTTGACCCGCATTGTAATCGCCAGCTTGTGGCATGACCGCGCCGGGGCGACCATTGAATGACGACACGCCAGCAGCACCGCCGCCGACATTGGTTGTCGAGAAATCAAACAAGACAAAGCGCGAGTAGTCACCTAAAAACGCCACTCGCTCACCAGCGGTTGCATTGCAATACCACTGTTCAATTAACGGGGGATTAGTCGCAGTATCACGCGTGGTAATAAGCACCTTGCCAGCGTCAATCGCGTAAAAACCAAACCCATTCTCAGTACAATTCACCATACTGATAATGTTTCGCTTATTAAATGCCATGAGTCACATCTCCTAAAATGGACTAGACTGTGTAAAAACCACTACCCCTGCGTGGACACCATCGACCAGTAGTATTGTGCAAAAACTGTGTTGAAACAAGGATTGGGTGTACCGTCTGGAATGCCCGGTACGTTTTCATCTAATTCTGCGCGAGTACATGCGGGATTGGGCAGGGTTGGGTAGGGATTCAATCCGAGAATTCCGGATTCCGGAGAGTCAATATAATAAAATCGGTGCAACAGACGACCGTTACGTTCCTGATTAGTAACACCATTTCGATACAGCGTTCTGATGCCGCGATGCACGACCTCAAGTGTCACAATGCCGAGCTTATCTCCTGCTCTTGCTTCGTAACCTTCATAAATCACATTATCGGACTGTGTAATGCCCCGGTTTTCATTACGATCCCCCGTCCCTGAAGACGACAACCCATACAATGGAATCCCTGTTGTATTTGGAGCAAACCCCGCCATATAGGCGATAGCTTGTTTACCATCAACGTAGGGAATAATCCGAACCCCATTTCTCGTTTCAAAATTATAGAATCCCGCCCCGTCGATATTGGGGAAGCGGAACATTTTATCGGCGCGATTAGTAGGCATCGTTACTTCCTCCCGCGGTAAATAATTGACGATAATACGTGTCAGCTTCATCAAGCGTTAAACCGCTCAATGGCTTTATCGTTCGTGCAGGATTCATCAGTTGGATTTGTGGGATACTGACCAGATGGACAGGCGGATTGACTGCGAAGTTAATTTTGTGTTCAACGATTCGGAATCGCATATCGGCAACCGTTTGACCGGGTGGCACCCAAGCGGGATCAGGTTCGATATTCGCGAATTGAGGACGCACCCGTTGATTGCGATGCGTTGCCTCGTCTGGATAATACATATTTTTTACACCCATGTCCGCTCTCCTAAGATAGGACTAGAATTTACTTGTTTATTTCTATTCTCAATGGTATTGTCAATTCACCAGTTGACACTCGCTCAATGAGTTTTTCCATAACCTGAATATAAACATCTGAAGATTGCATAGCTTCATTGATAGCACGAAACGTATCTTCAGCGGTTTTTAAAGCGTTTGATAATTGAGCTATTTTACCATCAACCTGTTGTTGTGCGTACTGTAATTGAGACAACGCTTGATTAATTTGAGGCAATTTTGCAATCTGTTGATCAATATACTGACTCGTTTGAATCATTGCTTGGTCGCGGGCAGATATTTCTTTTAACTTACCTTCAATTGTTTTAACTGATTGTTGCGTTATTTCTGCTAAAGTGACTTTTGACTGCTCGAAATAATCAGTTGCACCTTGTATTAACTCATAGGCTTGACTGATTGTGTCAGCACCGACTTTGGAATTCTCAATTTCATCACCAATTCCAGTGTAGCAAAACAATAATTCAATAGCATACCTGCGATCTATAATCACCATCTGATCGCCTTTCAGTAGCGAAAACGGCAACTTAATTGTGCCAGATTTGGTGACTGTTGCGTTTTTAACTTCAACACCATTGTGGACGATAATTAAATCTTCAATTCTATTGAATGGGAAACGACACGAGCATTCATTTCCACCTTCCCCGCACCATCTATCGATTAAAATGTCATCTCTCATTGACTTTACCTTTGATGAGATATATGATAACACTATATCATAATTTAGGAATGATGTGTATGTCTCTTTTCAGTGACCTCTTTGGAGGAATTTTTAAAGGAATTTTTGGTGGTGGTAAGTCGTCTCAAAACGATCAGCTTTTCCTAATGCCGCCTACCCCAGTTGATTTATCACAACCTCCCGTGATCCAAATTGGAGCAGAAGATGATCAGCGGAATGGTGGACGCGGCAAATCACAATTATTATCAACAAATAAACTTACTCGCAGACCCATGCTCAAGATGCTTGAACCAAACACAAGAACAACAACCAGCGGGGTGAAATTGTGAGTACCTTCGACACTATTGTAGATTCTGATGATCCCGATGAAATTTCTCTAAAGAAACGCTATGAAGAATTGGCAATGGATCGCGAGCCGTTTCTTGAGTATGGCGAAATGTGCGCGAAGGCAACCATTCCGTCCGCTTTGAACAGAAACGCCACACGCAAAGATGGCAGTATGCACTTCACAGATGAATGCTATCAAGGTATTGGTAAACGCGGGCTTTTAACATTGACGGGGCGATTGGCTCAAGCGTTATTCCCAATCGGTAAATCATTCTTTAAACTACAATCAAATCAAGAAGACGCTTTAATTGAGGCACTGCGGTCAAAGTTAGAAATTCAGTCGCAACAGCCCGTAGATACCGGCGAAGCGCGAGAGATGTATGATTTAATTATTAACAAATACAATAAAATGTTGTTTAACGAGTTTGAGGCGACAAACTTCAGAGCGATTGCAAATGAACTGATTACGCAATTATTAATTGCCGGCAATGTATTGGTTGTTTACCGCGACAAGATGGCTAAATTTAAATATTACAAATTAGATGAATATGTGGTCAGTCGCGACCGATATGGCGAACCGCTTGAAATTATTATTGAAGAAGAAGTGTTTTATCACGAATTGCCTGAAAAGGTGCAAGCTGCATGTTTTAAGCAGGTCAATATTCATGATAGAACAACGACCTATAAGCTATACACGGGGCTGATCAGAGACAACTCAGATGAAAATTATAAGTTCTTTCAAGAGTTGAATGATGTTAAAGTTCCCGATACGACAAAAACGATCCCTAAAGACAGATCGCCCTTTTTGCCCATCAAATCCGATGCTGAAACAAGCAATTATTCAGTCAGTTTTATCGGAAAATTTGCAATCACTGATTTGCACACATTGGATGATTTAGAGCGTATTTTTTTAGAAATCGGTGCCGCGGCTGCAAGATACTTGATATGCGTCAACCCGCAAAGCGAGATGATCAACAATCCCAGCAAGTCCGCCAGCAGCATTAAAGACATTCAAGACAAGCCAAACGGGTCGATTATTGCCGGCGTAGCAGGGGACTTTTCAGTATTTCAGATACCAATACGCCAAGATGCGGCATGGGTTCAGGGAAGATTGCAAACAAAGGGATTAGAATTAGAGAAGATGTTTATGATGAATTCTGGTGTGCAACGGGACGCGGAACGAGTCACTGCATTTGAGTTTCAACAAGCCAGCGCAGATTTAGATGTTGCATTTGCAGGATTATACAGCTACGCAGCGACAGCGATTCAACAGCCGATTGCTGCGATCATCATGAATTACTCTGATTCGGTGACTGATTTATCTGAGTTTGATTTTGAGACAATCATCATCGCAGGGGCAGCGGCATTGGGTCGCACTGTTGAGGCAACAGACTTACAACGGTTCATAAGCCAAGTTCCCGCGGAGATGATGAGAAATGTCAACCCATTTGGCTACTTAACCGTGTTAGGAAATCATCACTCAATTGACTTGACGAGAGTGTTAAAAACACCTGAGCAAGTTGCTCAAGAAGACGAGCAGGCATTACGCAATCAAGCGGCTTTGGCGGCAACCCCGAACTTAGCTGCAAATTCAGGACAACCACAGGGACAACCCCAATGACAGACGAAGCAACCGAGATTGAAGAAGAATTTGACACTGAACCGGAACAAGACACCGACGCACCAACCGAAGATGCTAACGCATTGATCAGTCTCGCTCAAGACCAAGTTTTAGCGACAGGGAAAATCGCTGAAGAAACCCTTGAAAAGTTAAAGCAGATTGAGGGAGTCACGGACGATACGATTGAAGATGCGGTTGCGAAGTGGCGCGCCAGTGCATTCGACCCATCTCACATCAAATTCGACGACACCTTTACGAAAGCCCAATTAAAAAAAGCTCTTGACTGGGCTGACAAAAGCAAGGATGGGCTTAGTGTGATTGGCTTGCGCGAGTCACTTCGCAATAAAAAGGTAGCAGATTCAACAGCACGACAATTGTACGCTGAGTTTGTCAGTGAAACAGTGGCGAACAAGCCGTATAAGCTTAACGAAAAGGGTAGCTTAAAGTATAAAGGCGATGATCTTGGACTTGAAGCCCGCGGACGCGCACCCGCAATCAAACAAAGCTCAACAGGTTACGATTGGGATCCGCGGACACCCATGACTGAGTTTTTGAAAGACGAAGGCGTTTTGTACAAATTTGGAATCAAAACTGATTATACCCAAAGCGACGAAAAACTGAAGGCAAATCGAGAAGCTATCCAGTACGACAAAGATGTCTATGGGAAAGAGATGGGGAAACTGCTTGATACCGTAGAAAAGATAGCGAAAAGCCGCGAATACAAAGCGGAGTCTCGTGCCGTTCGCAGAAATGCAGACAATGACATCTACCATAGACTCGCTGTGCAATTAAGCAACCCGCAAAAGTTTTTTAGATAACACACTGGTTTTTCTGATTTAAACTGTCCATTTTAGGAGATGGCACATGGCAAATTTAAACGTAGTCCACCGCTTACAACGGTTAGGGCAGGGTGATACTCTCGCACTTGCCATAGAATTAACCGATAGCATGTTGTCAACAATGTACATGTCGGATGCGTCTCAGTTTTATATTTACCAATCTGATACCTCGCCCTATAGATATGGTAAATCAAAAACCATCGAAGCATTTTACAATGAATTTGCAGGATTCAATTACCATCAAGAAGGTGTAGAACTGGTTGGTAGTGGGCTTCAATTTGGCGATACTGGCTATAGTATTGATCAGCCGATGGTTGCAGATTATGGGCGATCAATTTTTGGCGAAATGATTGACCACAGAGGCGACTTTAACTTTACCGGTTCGAGTGGTCCCGCTGCACTCAATAGATCGCTTTCAGAGCGGTTTGCAGAGCACTTAGATATGATCGCGATGATGTCCGTCATCCGTGCTTGTCGTGGTCATCCTGAAGAACGTTGGGGTATATTACCAGCGTCAAACCTGCGTGTGGGATTGTCGGGTTATGGCAATACGGGTGGCACCGGAGTTCTAGGTACTGCGCCGATCACGGTTGCATCACAAACAGCGGCAGGATGTGCAGACCCACGTTGTTATCGTCCTGAATTGAAACTACCGAACATCGTCACGCCAAATGCGTTTGGTGCTGCTGTGACTACGGCGAAGAAGATGATGTCGAAAAAAAGCAATCATGCCGCATCATTGAGTCATCCGCGATATTGTGCGGGATGGACATTGTACGTTAATTCATTCATCTATGACATGTTGGTCGAAGATGCGAAGTCACTGAACCGAACAATTGGTGGGGATGGCTCATACACAATCGGCAGCTTGCCTGTCTTCCGCGGACTGAAATTTACAACTATGCCGTCAACTGCGCTACCTGATTATGCAGGACGATTTGGGAAAGTTGAAGTGGATACGCTTGTCCCTGATGGTTTAGGGAATGCTGAACGGTGGGAATTTGACTTAACCCCCCCCAACCATACGTCGAATGGATTTGGTCGTAAGTATCGCGTCGAAAACATGCACACCACCGCGGCGTTACTTGTGAAGGATAAAGAGACGCATCAGTTATGGAGTCCGGTTGATGGTATTCGGACGATTTACATGGATGACAAGGCTCGTTTGTCTAACCGTGCAATCACGTATGGATACCCCGGCGGCGGGATTAAAGATTTTGCTAACGCATGTGAAATTAACTTTGCACGCCCACCTCGCGGTTATTCGTTAGGCGATGTCGCAATCGGTTACAACGACGCAGTATAAAGAGGAATAGCTATGCCTTTCGCACCGATGAATGGGTCAATGTTTTTAGACGCGATTAATACGATGTTACGTCATATTCAAAAGGATAGTACAGACCTGACTAATCTCGACGAAAGCAACGCGCCTCCAAATACTGCGTCAGCGGACACGCGAGAGGCGTATAAGGTATTGCTCAACACGAGCGTGACTGTGCAATCCGAACCTCACTGGTGGAATGCCTTCACCAAAACGTTAACACCAGATGTCAACAATAAGATTGCACTCCCAGCATCCACATTATCAGTGACCACGCCGGGATTGTCTGTTAAAGACGGCTTTCTGTACAACGATGTGACTGATTCTGACCAATTTACCGGGCAACAAACATTTGAAGTTGTTAGTGCTTTGATGTTTAAAGAACTCGCCGAACCCGTCAGACGGTATATTACTTATCGTGCTGCACTCACCTTTCAACAGCAACGATTTGGATCGGGGGAGTACCACAATTTTATCCGAGAAGAATTGAATCGTGCCACTGGTGCGTTTGTGGTCTATTGCGTCAATAATGGCAATTACAATGCAGTCACCAAAAACCATGACTACCTTGATCGGATTCGGCGATTTGAATATGGACGGTGCCGTCCGATCCTTAATGATTGGTCGTAATTATGTTAATCAACTTTAGCATTGATAATTTATCCGATGGCTTGTCTGAACAAAGCCCCGAGCAAAGACTCAAGTCGCAAGTATCTGAAATGCTCAATTGCATTCCCAGTCCAGTCTATGGCGTGCAACGCAGACCCGGCGTTAAATTTAAAGGCACAATCCCGTTTCAATTAAGCAATACTGATTTTTTTAAAATCATCGAGATTGGGAAGCGACACTTTTTGATGGTTGTGCCAACCAACAGTACGGTATGCCGATTTGTTGTGTTGGATACAACCACTGGAATCACTTCATACAGCAGCACCGCAGCAAACTATTTCCTCACGTCCAATCCAGCCAAAGACATTCGCATTGCCATTGTAGGCACAACGATTTTTGTGGTGAACCGTTCGGTTGCAGTCCTGCCCACATCGACAGGAACGATTACAACACCCAAACCGAACAAGGCAACGGTTTACATCCGTCAAGGTGTCTTTAATATTGAGTACAAGATTTTCGTTCAAAATACCCTTGTCGCACACATCAAGACGAAATTACCTACCACGCAAAACGCACTGAATACGCTTGAAATTGTTGATTCGCTTGTGAATGGCACAGCCTACACTGACATCACGCCTGTTAAGAATCTCAACACGGAATTGCCACTGATTGGTGCTGCATATGCCTATCGCACCAACGGCAACTTTATTCAAATTTATCGGACTGACGAAGCGATATTTGACTTTAGAACAGAAGATGGTTACGCCGACCGTGCAATGGCTTCGTTTTTTGATGCTGTCCAATTGTTTGCAGAACTTCCGCCGCGCACTTTTTATCATGGTGAAGTGGTGCAGATCGTGGGTGATGACAAAAAAAGCAATGATGGTTTTTTCATGAAATTTTTCGCTGACAATGAACAAACTTTTGGTAGTGGGGTATGGAAAGAAACGGTAGGGTGGCATAGCCAGTGGGACAGTGACGCGCCGGGCGAGTTATTGCTGATGAATGGTATTCGTGCTGATACCATGCCGCATCTAATCCGATATGACGATACCATTGCTCAAAAGTTCACAGCGTCCACAGGTAATTGGCAATCAAGACAAGTTGGAAACGAGATCAGCGCGCCATTCCCTTCATTCGTGACTGAACCCTCATGGAATAGCTTGGGTGGTGTTGAACTTGGCGAACGGCAATACATTAACAACGTATTCTTTTATCAGAATCGACTTGGCTTTCTCAGCGGCGAACGCGTCATCATGTCGAAAAACGATGACTACCTTGATTTCTTTCCGCGCACTGCGTCAGGCGTGTCAGAAATTGATCCAATAGACGTTGAAGTCTCTGATAATACTGTCAATATTCTCTATTATGCGATACCTTACGGGCAAACGCTCGTGTTATTTAGCGATAAAAATCAATTTATTTATGCAAGCAGATCGGTTGTTTCACCAACAACGATAAGAATTGATAAAATAGCGTCTTACACGATGAACCCGATGATTGAGCCGGTGTTCAATGGTGGGACAGTCACCTTTGTCGCGCCGAATCAACAAAGCCCCAAACTGATTCAATTCTCAATTGACAGCAACATATCAAGTGCAAGCGCAGTTGAATTGAACAGCCACATGCCAACCATTATTCCACAGGGATTTGAAGAAGTTTGCATGGGACGGGACGTTGATTTTACATTGGTCTATCAAAGAGACACGTTTGCTAAAATCCCTGTATTAAAGATAATGACCGACAACAATAAGATTGTTCAATCCGCATGGAGCCATTGGAATTTTCCTACAAACTTTGTCTATGCCAATTTTATTGATGACAGACTTGTTATATTGTTCCAGTCAAGTAATGGTGGTTATCAATTATGTTGGCTTGAATTATCGAATCGTGCAATTTTGGATTGTGTGGCTTACCTTGATACTATTGGATTAACTAGTTGGGAAATTTTCAGTTACTTCATGCTAGATTATCTGTACTACAAGCCAAACGACAGCCCGTCAGTCAATGGTCGCACGCAGTTATTAAATATGTTTGTTTTCTCTGAAGTGAGTCGTACCGTAGGATTTAAAGCTAGGGTTTACAAAAAATCCGATCTATCCTCAACGAACCCAAGATATGATGAATATACCTATAACAGACTGACCGCAATGGTTGACCAACTTCAACAGCACAACAGGTTTCAAGTGCCTATTCACACATCGGTAGAAGATTTGAGAATTTCATTGCTTGCCAACGCATCTACCCAAAAGTTTGCAATCCACACGTTGAATTTTGAAGGAAAATTCGTACCCAGAACAAGAGGAACTTAAAAATGACCATTCACAGTCTCAAGTTCGCATGGACTAAGATTAATCTGAATTTAATTGTTTACCCAATAATTGCGCTATCGTTTGTTATAATTGCTGTAATTATTTTGTATGGGGTGTACTCAACACACCCTCAGATACCGACTCAAATATGGGTGGTGAAAGATGATAGAAGACCCGATGCTAAACTTGGCGATAATCGCCATCATTTTATCGATGCTAGCAATATGCATGGCATTCGGCATAGTGAGCAGTCTCGCTGACAATCTCAGTGAAAAAAATCCATACGTTCATGCTTCACAAGGGATGAAGGCAGTCTTTGAAGGGTCGGTTGGAATTACAGCCTGTACTGCATTATTGTTTATGCCTTTTGTTTCTGACAAGATTGACACTACCGCAGTTGTTCTGTTTTATATTGCATCACCCATGTCTTCAGTGTACCTGATTAGATACCAACCAAAAACAATACGCTCTATTCTCAATAGAATTTTACAAATCAAAGGATAACCATGAACTACCGCATCGAACATACCGTAGGCGTGCATTTGGACAACTTGATCGCCTGCAATAACATCTCCCCCGCTGATCGTACAATGCTTGCGGATCGCTATGGGAAGAACGCAGGCGTAGCAATGCCGCTGTCAAAGATTTTGTCAAGAATTATGGACAACAAAGGACTTTGTTACACACTGCTAAATGAATCTAACGAGGCTGTGGCAATTTTTGGCGCGCTGCCAGTATCTCCTGCATATCCGCAAGAATTGCAGCTTTTGTGGGAAGGAATTCTACTTGTGAGCTGGTCAGAATTTGAACGTAATCCTAAAGAAACCAAAGAAGTCATTGAAGCCATTGCGAGCGCATTGAAACTCGTATTCGATAATGGTCGTACCAATATTACGTTGTGCGCTCAGATTCGTGAAGATTTTACGACAGGTCTGGAAAAATACGGTGTTACTGTTCATCAAGATAAAAAAGAAGCTGTCAATGGTGTAAACTATGTGTATTGCAGCGTAAACGGGAAAAGCATTGAGCGATTGCGTCAATACTTATACCCCGTCGCTGAACCACAAACACAAGACGAGGTGACCGATGATCGACATACTGATAGCATTGGGAATGAATCTAGGGATGGGAGCGATGGAACGCCAGCAGACCAAGAAGAAGGTCAACAAAGCGATATCAGCGACCAACCAGCAGACGGCTTGGCAGCAACAGGCAATCAAGACGGGGGCGTTGAGTCAGGAAGCGGGGATGCAGCAAGCGCGATTCCAATTGAGGATGCACGCCCTTAATTCCGCTGGGCAACTTGGCAATTCAACAACTGTAGGACGTTCCCAGCAACGCGTTTTGTCAGCAAATCGGTGGCAAGCCGGGCAGGAAGCAGCGGGGATGTCCTACAATCAACAAAATGCAGCTTTATCATCTAATATTGCTGCAACCAACACAGAAACCACCAGAAGTTACCAAGTCCAAAACTTGCGTTCTCAAGTACCCAGTTACGCAGATGTCGCGCTGGGTGCTGTTATCAAGACGGCAGTCCCTATAGCTCAAAATGCGATAGCGAATGCCGCACAAACCCCCACCTATCAAGCCAATCCAAACGCGGTTGCGCCCATGCCAACTACCCAACCGGCACAGCCAACACAGCCGTCAACCACGTCTATGATCAATGGCAAGGTTTCTGTTGCAAAAACTAGTAATTGGTGGCAAAACTAATGACAGACTTAAACCCAATTCAAGCAGGAACACCCGAAGTTCCACAACCAACCGTAGCGCAGAGCTTTGTCGATAAGGTTGCTATCCCGGCATTGGTAGAGTTAAATTCTGCGTATGCTGATGCTGCGCGGCGAAAAGAAGCGGCTGACAAGGCAAGGCAAGCTGAACAAGACGCGGCGAATGCTGAACTGAGCTTAATGGCATCCGGTGGTGAGTTACCCGCTGACATCAAACAACAGTCCGTTGCATGGCAAATGTCCGCGATGTTCCAAAAGGGCAGAGCGATTGCGATTGAAGAAACTAATAAGATTGAGCAGGAATTCAACCAATCGCCTGAAGCATTTTTGCAGAAACACGGCTCAACGACGAATGCGTTTCAACAAATGGCTGAACGTTGGAAACCCCAAATTGAGCAAGATGAATACGCTCAAAAGGGTTTTACGGAATCGTTGTTTCAAAGGCAACAAGCTCTGTCTCAATTGGAATCTCGTTTTGTCATGCAGAAACAGCAAGAAACCGCTGTCAATGACATCCAAACGAATTTAGCCGCTGCATTCGATACAGTGCTGAGACAGCCTATCGTCGCGCCTTCCCAACAACAGCCCGTGACTGCGCCCACAAATGCGCCCGCGACCAGTGTTGCAGCTAAACCGAGCGAAGCTAAACCGTCAGCCGCCCCCACGCCAACGGGCAAAGGAAAAAGATTCTCTCAGGATGTTGAATCCGTTATTGCTACAGTTTCTCAGAAGAATGGAATCCCATTAGATTACTTGCGAGCAGTGGCGGAGATTGAATCAAGCGGCAATCCGTCAGCCAGTCGTGGACCCAAAAGCGCGAAAGGGTTATTTCAATTTGTTCCGAAAACAGCAAAGCTATATGGAATCAAAGGCAAAGAATTAGATTTGCAAGCGAATACTGAGGCAGCGGGTAGATTAACCATTGACAACATGAAAGCGTTGCAAGGGTTACGAAAAGATGGGATTGATGTTAGCGACCCAAAGAATCACTATTTACTGTATTTAGCGCATCAACAAGGCGCAGGCGGGGCGATAGAAATCATCAAAGCCGCTAAATCCGGGGGCAAAGTTTCTGCCGAAGTCCGCTCTAATATAGATAATAACGGCGGGAAGGGAAAGTCTCCTCAGCAATTTTTAGACAGTTGGAAAGCGAAATATGACAAAAATTTGGCAATTGTTGGCTCAAGCGCAGGTGAGCAAGGATCACCAGTTACCACTACCCCGTCCGCGCAGACCACACCGTCCGCGACGCCCGCGCCCGCGCCCGCGCCCGCGCCCACAGTTACCCCGACCACAATAACGTCCGCGCCGATCTCACCTGATCAGATTGAAGCGTTAAAAAAAAATATTGAGGCGCAAGGATTTGTACACCCTCAAGGTTCAAATGCCGCTCAAGAGATTGCCGCAAACGCATTGCTTCAAATGGCTGTGCAACATAACCGCCCTGAAGTGTTGACTCCTGAGTTTTTTAAGCAACTTGGGATTGAAAATCAATATGGTGGCAAATTACCGCAGGTGCTTGCTGCACAAGGGCAGATCAATCGCAATGCAGACATTGAACGCAATGCCCAATTAAGGCAAGAGAAAGAACAGCGAGAAATGAGGGGGACGCTATTCGCTGACGCTGTGAATAAAGTTACTGCCGATAGTTTTGTCAATCTCACGCCAGAACTGTCTGCACAGCTTTATGATCAAGCGCGCTCTAAAATGGAAACAGGCGAGATATCGAAGGAGAAGTTTTTGGATATCTCCACTGCGCTAACCAATAAAATGGAAGCTCAGAAGAAAGCCGAAATCAAAACTCAGGTACAGCAACAGAAACAAGCATTTGTCGCTAGCAAAAACGCGGTCAGAGCTTCTCTTAATGGCTATATCGAATCAATAAAACAAGGGAAGGGGGGCGATAAAGCTGGAGTTGTCAATAATATTGATGGATTGGTCAAAATTTCAGAACAAAGTGCTGAACCCATCTACCAGAGAGATGTTGACGAAATCACGGCAATGGTCGTTGATGCTTACCAACAAAAATTAATTACCGAACCACAAGCGCAGAGCTACATTCAGAAAATCAATCGGAATGTGACCAAAATCGAAAGCGAGGCTGACAAGGAATTAGCAAAGCAAGAGAAAGAACAGCGCAAAGCCTCAGCGCAACAATCGCTTAGAAAAAGCATCAACGATGTACTCAATAAGACAACGAACAGCAATGATATTTTTCTCGCGGTGTCAAACGCTTATAATACGTCAGAACTTTCTGAGAAGGAACGGAAGGATATTGTTGAAGAAATATTTAACGGAATGGCAGACTTTGGGATTGATGCCAATGGACAACTAACGGCAAACACGCCAGCGGCAATGGTGCCAACGGGATTAACGACAGAATTAGCCGGCAAGAGTTTACAAGTATTCGCTGCAACCGGGGTTACGCCTGACAAATATAAATTTTTCTCAGGGCAATTGGCAGCATTGACGGGCGATCTAGGTAATAAGAAATCCGTTGACGTGATGCCGCGCCTTGACGCGTACACTCGACTTATTGCCGATATTGAAAGCAAGAACCCGGTCACCTTCGATAATTTACTCAAAGGGCTTGATGGGAAGTCAAGCGAAGCGATTTATCAACTCAACAAGGATTTGTTGCAGACAGGCACGCCCCCAGAAACACGATTTAATTTGTTGTTACAGCTTAAACAGAATCAAGAGATTTATGATAAATCGCTGAGTCAGATGAACGCGACAGAACAACAGAAGTTTATGGAGTTTTCGCGATTAGCTTCAAGCGAATTGAAAGATTTAGAAAAAGCGGGATTTAAGCAGTTTATTGATGCTGTCATTCCTGCGTTTGCCTCAAAAGAAAGCGTAAAACCAAGCTACTTGAGATGGGGCGTGGGATTTCTTACTGACAGCCGAGTTGATTTTGTGGACGGATTACCAGACGCAGCAATGAGTTATGCCAAAAGATTTTCTGCATTGAAAGCGTCAGGCGTGCGCGGGGCAGCAGAACTCGCAGCGAAAGCAATCGCAACTGAGTATGAAGCGGTGTTAGTTCCGAATATTTCTTATAGTAAAGGTGTGACTGCTAACAATGACGCGTTGTCGTTAGGTATGGATATAAAGCCCACGACTGATAGCGCAGAAAGTAGTGGCAATCTATTTGCGAAAGCAATTTTAATCCCTAAATCCGCCCTGAATCGACCGGTTACTGTGGAGTTCTTGGGTAAAAAAGAGATGGCGCCTTCTATCACTCCAAATTATCTCTCACAGGTGATCGAAGCCAAGAAGAAAGAGATTGTGCTTTCAATCGCAAAACGAATCAAGAACGGCGACACTATTTCACCAAACGAGAAAAGTGTCTTTGAAGACCCAAATTTGATTGAAGTCAGATACCTAAAAGGTACTAACACTGTGATCATCAAGCACCCTAACGCACCCTAACGAGTAACGTATGGCTGACAAAAGTATTGCACTTGATTTAAATGTACTTGGGCAAGATTTCGCTCAATCACGCGCCGATGTCCTCTCTCTGCCCATTGAGGAAAGAAAGAAGCGCGGACTGGTCACAGAGAAAGAATTTGCTGATTATGTCATTCAGCAATTAGACACTACTCGCTCGCAAGAGTCTAATTTTTCGCCGATTTCTCAGTTAGAAACGCTACCGGTGGACACGGATAAACTGCCCGATGTCGCAGGACAACAGAATGAGCAGGAATTTGGCAGTGGCATTGGTGGATTGCTTGAATATGGTTACGAAAGCTCGTTATATAAGCGTGGTGTAGTCGATGTCGTTGGCAGGGCATTGGGTTTTGGAAACGAACAAGCCACAGACGATTACGCAAAAACGCTTGATAGAAAGGCACTATGGGAACTTGCCACTGAGGGATTTTCTCAAGCGGAACAATTCAAATTTCTCGCGGTTGAATCTCGTTATCCCGATGATCCGGGTGCTTTGCTTAAACTCCGAGATGAGTTGTTAAAAGAGCAGATGTTAGGGCAGTATGCCTCGCGCACATCGTCACCGGGCTTTTTTGCATCAATGATTTTGAGTCCAGACACGTTGCTACTGGTAGGGCTTCCCCTTGCGCGCGGGTTAGGCAAAATAGGAAATATTGCAGGTGACATTGGAATTGGTGCAGCTACCGGGGCAGCGTATGACGCAGCACATCAAGGACTTGGTTATCAAGATTTCAACATGGACAGGGTCGGCGAATCTGCATTGGTAGGTGCTGCATTGCAAGGGGGAATACGTGGCATTACTGAACCCTTTGCGAGAACACCCAAACCGATTAATGAACCGCCGCCCGTCGTGCCACCGATTGCAGATGAAGTAGTTGCTGAACCAGTCGCACCAGTCGCAGAAGCTCCAAATTTGCCCGTAGCGGCTACTGAACCTGTCGTTGATGCGAATGTAGCCCAACAAGCAACACAGCCCGCTGTAGCCCCAGAATCAACGATTGAGGCTACACCGGCACCCGTCGCGCCAGCAACTCCAAAAAACCAACCTGTTTTCATTGGGGCACCGAAGCCGAATCAACAAGGCGTATTGAAGCCCGTCGCGCCGCCACCGTCACCAAATCAGATTGCTGCAATTGCCGAAGCCGTTACGAGGGAAAATAATCATGTTGCCGCGGTCAACTATTCTGATAATGCCGCAGCTCAGATGGTTCATGAAAAAGATTCAAAATGGAAAGGAGACTTTACCGCATCTCTCAATACAGAATTAAATAATAAGCTGCCTAATGGCGGGATTGTACTGCCAGAAAGATTCGGCAAAGTACAGGAGTTATTAGGCAAAAGTCAGGGTGCGAGTGGTATTCATGATTTCATCACAGAATCGCTTGTCAATACTCCTGCGACTCCACAAGATTTAAATATAATCAGTAACGTGATTGAGCAAAGACACACTCAAGCGATTAATGCTATCAATGAACGAGTTGTCGCATTGAATGGATTGAAAGACCCTGAAGTGATAGCGCAAAAAAGGGCAGAGATTTCACGCGCTAAAGAGTGGTTGCTGACCACAGAACGTTTTGCGACGCAATTGAAACGAGACTTTCCAAACCATCCATTCCCTGATTGGGTTAATAAGCAATCTAAAGAACATACGTTGTTGTATCAAACCATTGACGGCAAGAAAACAGTCACTAAATCCGTTGTGGTGGATGGAAAACTGATTTCGCCAAAGAAGATTGTGCCGTCCTCAGATTTGGCTGGAACTCGTGAATCAACAACATTTCATACTGAATTAACACGGTATTATGAATTAGTGAATGGGATTGATGAAGGCGAATTTAAAGCCATCGTGCAGCCGCGCAATGCCGATAATGTATTGACGCAATCGCGGCTTGATATGCGACGGAATTTCGACGCTGATATTGTGACCGCGCCGAACCGTAGTCAAAACTGGAATAACGCACCCGTTTTATTACGCGTACTCGTGGATAAGCAACAAGCGATTGATTTTGGCTTGACTAATTTAGCGAATAAACTTGGCACAGATAATCATAGTATTTTATACCTGCCTATCGCTGGAAATGGACGCATCGCAGTTATTCACAGTATTCTTGACCCAAAATCAATGAACGCAGCGAAGGCTTCCGCGTACAATGACGCAGTTGTTCGACGCGGGAGTGATATGGCTTCTCGCTATGGAATGCACAATGTTTATGATTCAACAACGGACGGAGTAGGCGAACATATTTATGCTCAAGTGCTTGATTTAGGGTCAACAGACCGTCCGAGAAAGCGGAAAGGCGAGACAGATGCAGAATTCAAGCAACGGAGTGATACCGCTGAGATATTAAGAAAGCAACGGAGTGAGTCACAGAAACAAACGGTTGCAGAGATTGCACATTTCACGAATAAGCCGGCACAAGCCACTTTGGATGCCCTAGCCGTTGCGCGTGCTGACAATGCCTTATTACCCAACCAGAATGCCGTTGATGCCGTTGTTGAGGGCTTAGGGGATAAGAATACGCTAAGGGAAAAAAATTCAGTAGCCATCGCACCTAAAATCAATATGACAGGGGCAAAGGAGGTTGTTCATGAGCGATTACGCAATCTGATCATCTATCGCAGTTTTGGGGACGGCACTTTAGCGCAAGCAGTAATCTCTGAAACACGGTTTGAGGAGATGATCGCTGGCAGTAAAAACAAGTCATTATTAAGAGACTATCGCAATGATTTAAAACAAACTGCCAATGAGTTATTTGTCGAATCAGCCAAGAAAACCGATAACGCAGTCGAAAACGCCAAAACAGCAGGTTTAGATGTTGTGGGCGGATTGACAGCTACGTTTAACAAGTTATTGACTGAAACAGAAAAAATAGCACCTGAGAACATTGACAGCATCATTGACGCTATCTCAAAACAAGGCGAATTGGTTAATAATGGCAGCGTAGCACAGCGTGCTTTTGAAGACCGGTTATTGAGAAATGCGGTCAGTAGAGAGAAAACGGTGTCTCAGATTGTCAATGACACACTTGACGAGTTCAGAGATAAGCCCGACATGTTTTCAGTGCCAAAGAGACCAGAACCGCCCGTTGCAGCAAAACCACCTAAGAAGCCAGCGACCCCTGAACCAGTGAAGCCTGTTGAACAAGTTGGCGAGAGAATGCCCATCACTCACGCAGATAAGCTCGAAATCGTGACTGCGCGTTTGCAAGAGGAAGCAGGGTTTATCAATAAGCAAGCCGCTGTTGTTACCGAAGAGATTAAGAGCAAAATAGCAGAAAACTCAATCGTTAATAACGCAACAAAAGGGCAAAAGCTAATCATAATGGAGGAAGGCAATTTATATTTGGTGACGAAGCAAAAGAAAGGCATCGAAGTTGATGGGAATATTATTGATTCGGCACTGAATAAAATCAGAGCGGAATTAGGCGAAAAGATTTTCATCACCTCCATAAAGCCGATAGGGAGAGATAAAAATACGCCTAATGCGATAAAATTAAAAGTGCAATCGCCTGACGGATTCAAAGGGGTGTTAAAGGTAGATATCAATGATTTATCTGCTATTGCTGAGTCAGAACCCGGTACAATGCTTGATGTTACTGCCACTCGTATTGGCGACGACGGCTATGCAGTAGATATTGGCGGCAATCAGTTTGTTCATTTGAGCTTAGATCAGCTTGCTGGTTTAAATTTAGGCAATAAACGACTAAAGGCTTTGGAAGCACGACTGGCATCTGAGCAACGCTCTACTTTGCAATTGACTGAAGAACAAACAGCCAATCTTAAATTAAGCAAAGAACAGCTTGCTGATTTGGAATTGCCAGAATACACAGGGAAAGCGTACAGGTACACGCTCGGAGTTTTGGAAAAAGAGGGTGACTATCGCATAATTTCGCCGTCCGCTGTTAAAAACGATTTCTTTGAATCAGGTCTTTTTGCTAAATTATGTGAAGGAGCAGTGAAATGAATTGCTATTTAAACCCAGAAACTGGTCAACCGTACAAAGATACTGAAAAAGTAACAACGAAATCAAAGGATCACGCCAGAAGCACGCGTGAAATCGTTTTAGCCACGAGTCACGATAACATGGCAACGCCAGTGCTTCAGAGAATTGGCGATATAGTTCCTGATTTCATCAAAGACATTACCCCAAAGGTAGTGAAAACGACTTTAGCCAATGCCAATTTCAGTATTATCGCCTCGCCTGTAGATCGGGCGTATGCGTTCTACGATACGGTCGTTGGCTCAAAAATGCCGACATATAATCGCATCATGCGGTTAGCATTCCAAGCGATGTCACCTTCAGTCACAGGAATCGGTCACAACAATCAAGGTGCGATTTCACGTCAGATGAGTTTAGCCGCACAGTATATCGACGGTAACTTGATTCAGACCACCAATGAACAGATTGGCAGAATCAAGCTCGAATATGCCAGTCAAGGGCTAAAATTAAATGAGGCTGATCGGATTGAATTACAAACCAGTCTGTGGGATGCGCGCACCAATAACACCCGATTCCCTACCAATGGCAACACGCCTGAACACCGTATCAATGCAATTAAAAATGAGATGTTAGACACTTTGGGCGATCTGTCAGAAGCGGTAGTGAAAATGGCACAGACCGCAGGCGCGAAGGATGCAAACGGCGTGGGGCGCGGCATCACGGGATACAGCAAAACAGACATCAAGCCCGGCACAGAGCGGCAATATATGCCTCAAGCGTGGGATGCAGAGCAATTGCATAAACTGCTCATCATGGCAGACGGCAACACGGACACGCTTGTCGCTTCATTCACAAGCTCAGTCTATTCTGCTTTTACGAAGGCAGGGAAGTACATCACGTTTCGGACAGGCGATAACGATTTTGCAGGTTTGCATATCAGAATACCAACCGCTGAAGAAATAGCAGCCGTCATGACGCATAAAGTGATGCAAGGGGATAAAGGGAAGACGCTGTTTCATAACGCAGGGTTAGATGGCAATGGACACGAAATTATCAGCACACTGCAAAATTTGGAACGTGGGGTAATGCGAAACGGACGGGTGCGCGCCAGCGATTTGACTGAAGAGTACATCAACGGGCAACGAGTGGTTAAGTTGGGTTATTCGTCAACAACAAAGCAGATTGAAGTCAGTGCGAAGGCGATGAAGGCACACACCGATGCAGTTGAGCGGGTTGCAGCGGATTACAGCGGCAATACACTGATAAAAGACGATTATGTGTACGCGATTCTGGACAACAAAGGGGATGGGCAAAACTTAGCAACTTCAATCAATCGCATTTATAATCAAGATGTTGATAAGATTTTTGGAGTCACACGAGATGCCAACGGCGAGATTTTGACGATGAGTCAAAGCCGACTGATTGATTTGGATTCGCCGCTTGTGGTGAATGGCGACCACACACAGACCGGGGCAACCGTGAATCTCGCTGAGGGGCTGACTTTTAAAGATTTGCTGCATAAAGATACCGTGAGTACCAGTATTGCAGCATTTCATCAAATCATTGGACGCACCACATTGGCAGACGAATTCGCAAGAATCACAGATGGTCAATTGCATATCGGAAGTAAAACGGACTTCAATTCAGTGATTAATGCGATGCGAGAGGCTTTCAACCAAGAAAGAGCGAATATTGCCCCTGATCAATTGGAATCAGCGCAACGTGCTGTTAATGAACAAATCAATGATTTAAATTATCTCTATGACCGATTGACGGGTAAAGCCGTTGGTGTCACCAATACGCCAGAGTGGATGATCAAGGGTGCAAGAGTTACGACAAAAGTGTTGCAGTTGCAATTGTTGGGTAAAGCGGGATTATCCGCCGTCACTGAATTTTCCAAAATAGCGGCTTACAATGGCGTATTTCGCTCAGTTGCTTTGCTTGCCAAGATTGCAGCGCGAGAACGGCAAAGCGTTTTTTCAGAGACGGCTACAAGAACCGAAGTCTTGTCGCAATTGCAGATATTGGTCGGGAACTCACGCCACACGCTTGATAATTTAATCCGTTCTAATATGCAAACAGGCGAATCAACCGGGTCAATGGGTCGATTTGAGAAGATGCTATTTAAGGGGAATCAGTTTCAAAACAAGTGGCTGTCATTCATGAACCCAGTCACAGATATGCTTGAACACACCACCAATGCCGCTATTTTGGGCAAAATCACTGACATTATGGTTGAAGTGGGCAAATTGCGAGACAGTACCGGGGCTATTTCTGAGGAAAAACTGCGTTCCGTGTTCAAAAACTCGCGCGGCAACTGGTCTGATTGGCGATACGTGCAGAATTATTTGGGTGTTTCTGAGAAAGAAATGGATAATTTACTGCAAAACTTTGAACGAAATACCAAGATTAACAATCAGTTGTCAGCGGAAGGCGTGATTGATTTAGATTTGGGCATCGAAAGCATTGGCGATTATTACGACGGCAAACATCACATCAATTACAAGCAAGGGCACAGTTGGGATGACGACGCAATTTACACGCTGACCAAGATTGTCGCGCGGGAAGGGCGAAAAACAGTGCAGCAGAATGTCGCGGGTGAAGTGCCGAGATTTTTGGATAATCCTATCGGTCGATTGGTGTTTTCAATGTACCAATTTACCGCAACCGCGTATTCAAAGCAATTCCTGACTGACTTGACTTATTTCAATAAGAGCGTGATGACAGCGTGGACAATGGAAGTGATGATGTTGCTTGCAATCAATAGCTTGAGAGACAAGATGCGGAATAATCTTGACGCGAGAGACCCACGTATTGAGGAAGATGAGTTATTGCAACAGTATTTGAACGCAGGGGGACGGGCTTTAAGCATGAATAGTGCGTTTGGCTTGCCAGTGACAGCCGTTTATGACACTGCTCAGTATGTGATAGGGGGAAGTGGCTTAGGGGGAGGCGATCCAAAACCGATTCCAACCCCCATGATTATGTTACAACTCGGCAAAGCATCTGGTTTTTTACCGAGTTATTACAGATTGGCGACGGGTGAGCAAGTCACTGCTACAGAAGTGCATAATGCCATGCAGTTATTGTTTGGTAATTCGATTGAATCAAATCTACTTGAAAAACTGACGGCTGAGGCATTACGCAACTCAGGCAAGATTAAGTAGTTTTGTTGTCTTCAATCTTTCTTTAGTGAGTTGGGAGATCAATTGATTTGTCTGTTCGTAGTCCAGACTGAAAGCCCATAATGCGTCACCTTTACTCTTAAAGAGGATGCAGAAACCGCCAATACTACCATTATCTATTGGAATTACTTCAGTCTGATCATAAATTCTGATAGTAGAAATAAGAGGATTGGATAACATTATGTCGGCTTCAGTCATTTCAGCTATCCTTCAAAGCCGGTCAGATTGTCATATCGCGGCTTTCCAAGTGGTGGTTTCCACCGCACGCCACCTTCATAAGTGTAGCCCATTGCGGTGAGTGTATCTATAGCAGATTGAGCATTTGCGGTGCTGACTCCTTTCAACAGGGCTTCTTTAAGTGCAGTCCCAGCATTTGGCTTGATCTCTTTAGATTTGGCATTATCCAAAGACTCTTGAAGCAGTTCAATCAATTTGTGGCAAGCCTTGTATGAGATTGTCACGCAGGTAGTTAGCACAGCGTGCGTCGAGAACAAGATTGACATGTCATGATTACAACAAATGACATCGAAGCTATTAACATACTTACTGCCACCCAATTCGTCAACTTGTTCACTTAATTCTTTAACTTCGTCTTCAGTCATTTTATTTCTCCACCAGTTTGTATTTTGTGCCCTTCAAAAACCGTGTGTATTTGGCACACCGTGATATTAATGCTCTCTTAGTAATGTTTGGATCCTTTGAAATCTGTCTCATGCTAAATTCCCCCCGACTTTCCATCGCTTTGAGTTCGGCAAAGAAAATCTCAGCCTGCTCCTCTAACTTGACTCTTCTTGAGTCCTTAATCGTGAAAACTTTATTATCAACTGTTTTGAATAGCCGCAAATAAGTGAGCATTGCCACATTTTCAGTGAAACGTTTGTACACCTCAACTAAATTTCTCAACTTCAACAAGTCGTCTTTCAATAAAAGAGCTTTTTGGTGTATGGCTGCGTGATGCCCTTCTTCATACGGGTTGAGGGTCTGCAAACTCTCAAGAAATTTGGCTACCGCAGCGATATGGTCTTCAATTTTGTGATATTGTGCTGATTCTTCTGTCATTTTACTTCCTTATATTCGCTTAAATCTATAGGGTACGATTTTGGCGAAATCTCTGCTACATGCTTGCCCACTTTGCAGCGATGGCAAACAAGCGTATTTTCAGTTGTTGGTGGATTTGTAGCAAACACAAACCCAAGACCTGAGTATTCCATTTCATTGCCACATTTTGGACATGGTTCAGACATAATTTTCTCCAGCTTCTCTTTATGGTTGGCATACATCCATAACGCCCATTCAGCAAGTCTCATTTGCATAAGTGTTTTCATTTAATCCCCATTGACTCTTTAACCAGTTCCACCGTTTCCAATGAAACATTACGGCGAGCGGCGATTGTTTTTGCAGGAACTTTCGTGTACAAATGGCGTGCAATTTGATTATAGTGCCTTGCAAACATCACGTTAAGCGTAGAGTAATTCACGCCCAATTCAATAGCCATTGATTTACGATTCATGCCACTGATAAACTGCCTTGCGAAAATACGGTTGATTTGTTCATTTGGGTGTCTCATCACTCCCCCCGCCTTCCCTGACACGTTTCTTAAAATAATCGGTTGCCTTGATATCAACGACTTGATGGGCAGGAACAATATAGGTCTTATTATCTGTATTTTTATAATGCTTCATGAACCCACGAACCTCACAAGCCTTGACCATTTTTGGTGTAAATGTAGCAAATTTTTGAAACTCGACAACTTCACCGCGAGACACCGTTTCAGTCACTACTTCAATCATTGCTCTTAGCACCGCCCCAACCTGCGCTTTATTGACAGTCGTTTTAGTGCGCTCATCTTCAATGATTCTTCTCCAAATCTCAGTCCTCAATTTTGTTCTGGTCATCAATCTTTACTCGCTCTATTGTCATAACAAAAAATAGATTAACCCATGAAAATACCTGCCGTGAGTACACAACGAAGTCAATACCGACACTTACCAAACTTAAATCACGGATTTTATAATCTTTACTCTCTCATCTTTCATCTTTCGAGCCTAATCACTTAATCTTTGAGCTTTCAACTTAAACTCTGAACATTGAGCTTTTAGCACTACGGTATCTAGGCGGACGCGCTGACCGGGCTGCGCTACAGTCACATGGACTGATGGGACTCGAACCCACGACATTCTGCTTTTAGATTTATTCGATTTCAGGTCGAATTCGCTTATCAGGCGAAAAATGGAGACTGGATTTTTACTTCCCCCAGTCACGGAAGGGTAGTTTTGTTATGTTCGGTACTTCATGGGTTAATATCAGTTGTTTATACTTCCAACTCGGTTTTTGCGTTCGATTCTGACAATGCAAAATCGACTTCCGCTAAATAATCTTCAATGTCTTTCTGCTTTGCCTCAATCAAGTCTCGCAACTTGAGCGGGTCGATTAGAATCGGTGATCCCATCTTTTGTTTGATCTCAATCGCGGCTTTCAACCCTTCCGCGTCTGCTTTTCTGTCCTTCCCGTTTGCATCATCAACCAATTTACTCACGTCAGATGCTAACTTAGCAGACAGCGTATCATACGTTGTCGTACTGTCTTTGTGTTGCCGACGCATTGCCTCCAGTAACGGCTTCTCAATCTTTTCAATTACCTGCTTGAGATTGATTGCATCTGCGACAGTCATTGCATGACCACAAATCGTAACCTTCGTTGTTGCATTCGACAGCGTTATCGCAGCTTTGATTTTTGAGTGGCGACTAATCAAGTCCGTGATCCGTTGGAATTTAGACTTAATTATCTCTTCTAACTCTGCAACACCTTCAGAGCGTCCCATAACCTGCGCCATTCCATCATTCTTGCGCGCAACTCCAATAAATGTTGCTGATTTTGTGGCATCTGTAATTTGGTTGCCCAGCGTTTTCAGTTCAACTAATAACCGTGCGATACTTTTCATGTTTAATCCTAATCTTTAATCTTTTGGGGTGAAACTGGGAATCGAACCCTTGCTTACTGGTTCACAGCCAGTCGTGCTACCACTACACTAGAATCACCATTATTTATTTACTACTTCAATCACCATCACTATCTTTTAATTC